CCGCGGAGAGAGAGAGCCAGCCGTTTTTCACTCGATGAATGCAGAAAATACGCGGAATCAATCCCGGAAATCCAGGCGCCGGCTGCGTTCGCAAAAACCATCTGGCGCACAGGCGAGGACGATGAGGCAATAGCAGAATTTCTGGCGCATGGCAGAGAGACCGAGGAGGAGCACAGTGCCAGACTCGCAAGGAGTGTCGCCCAGTCACACTGAGCGGCTCGAGATCATCATTGGCATCATCAAGCGCTCGCGCCGTGCGCTCCAGCTCTCGATGTTACGTGATGATGCTCTCGTTGAAACTGCGCAAGCAACCAACGACCTCATCGGGCACATTCCCACACTCCGCCTCATTGATGCGTATCGCGAGGCAATGCGCATCCGGGATACCAAGGGCGCGCTTCAACCGCAGGAACTCATCGATGCGTGGTATCGATTGAAAAGCCAGGAGCGGGCAACGGCCGCACCCTTCCAGCGTCTGCCGGGTATATTTGCTCCTGATCCTGAATGCCGTTATTGCAATGACACTGGCTGGCAGGCGGTCGATCAGCCCGAGCGTGGCATTTATCGACACTCGGTGCGTCCCTGCATCTGCGATGTTTTGCCGAATTCCCAAAGAAGCAACGAGCCGCTTGGTGAGCCCTACTGGGAGAAATCGGCGGCCGGGACATGGGTGCGCATATGAGACCGGATTCCGACGAAATCGCGCACGTCAACGCGATCCTGATCATCGCGCTCATCTTCGCGTTTTTGATCTACATCGCCTGGCGGTGGGCGTGACTAAAGACACCGAACGCATCCTGCTCGTCGAGATGGAAGACGCACGCCAGCACCGCGAGGCCGTCAACATCCGCGCGCAGCAGCAGGCTGTGCTTATCCAGGCGATGCTCGATGAGATTCGCCGGCTGCGCGTTATGTTCCACGAATACGTCGAGGGTCAGACCTACGACGTGAAGGGCAAGCAGTGATCTTCTGGGTAGGCTTCGGAATCGGACTGCTGCTCGGCGCGTGCCTCGTGATACTCGCGTTTGCACCGCTCGTCGATCGCGTTGATAAGGCCGAAGCGCTCGTTGCGAAGATCAATCGCGAGTTCGGCGATTACGAGCAAAAGCACCTGGCACTCGAAAAACAATTGCAGGAGACGCAAATGGATTTCGATATGCTCGTGCGGCTCGCACCGAAGGTGATTCTGCAGAGATTTTACGATTCGCCGTTCAGGCATTAAATCCCGTGGCGCCCTGAGTGATCAGGATGGCAGTGGGCGCACCGGGCGGGATGCCGGCAACCGAGCGCCGGCATCCCAACACCGATTTAAGTTGCAGAATCGCGACTTGTTGGGCTAGAGTCTCGGCAATCCTGATCTTAGCCCGCATTCCCTTCTTGAATCGATGGCTGCACTGCCACAATGCGATGCTTTCTATCCGCTCTACGATCAGGCTGGCGCGCCGTCGGAGAATCAACTTGTCACCCTCGAGCAGGTCATCGATGCTTCCGGCAACTCGATTCTCGCCACTCCGCTCAATACCTTCACCGATCTTGCAGGCGCCTTCCATTTCACTCTTCCTCAGGGGGCTTCCGTTCTCATCTTCGGACGCTCAAACACAATGCTCGAGGATGGCCAGTGGTTCAGCGTGCCTAAAGCCGCTTCGGCTGAGCTCGTACCCATTCTCGAGGCGCCTGAAGCATTCGCTGTCGTCCCGCCTCTCGAATTCTCGAATAATGTGCTCTCCATTCCAAACGCCTCAACCACGCAGGATGGCTATCTCTCAGCCGCCGATTTCGCTTCTTTCAGCTCTGGAGGTGCAAGCGTGGGAACTGTAACTGAGATTGCTACCGGCATCGGTCTCGCTGGCGGCCCGATCACCACTTCCGGCACTATCTCGATTGCAACCATCTCGGGCCTCAATCCAGGACCGTATTCCAGTCCCTCGAATATCAGCGTCAACTCCCAGGGCCAGATCGTCTCAATCACCGGCGGAAATTTTCTCCCGATGACCGGAGGCACGCTCACCGGATCCCTCACTGTCCCTAATCTCATCGTCACTGGAAACATTACCTATCAGGGGAAGGTCGTCAGAGCAGGAGGGACCGATTCCGCAGGCGCAGGCTCAGGCTATCAGATGCTTCAGGTGCCGAATACGGGGCCGGCCGCCCCCGTCATCAGCGGCATCTCGTCAGGCACCCCAGGAGTGACGGTCGCAACGATCACCTGGACTACCGATGTGCAAGCTGACTCGCAGGTCGAATATGGCGCGACCAGCGCTTATGGAAATTCAACAGTGCTCGATTCATCGCTTGTTACAAGTCACTTGCAGAATCTGTCAGGTCTCACCGGCGGCCAGCAGTATCACTTCCGCGTTAAATCATCAGCCGGAGGCGTATTGGCAACCTCGGGCGATAATATTTTTACAACTGCCACATCCGGATCGCCTCCAACTATCACAGTCGGACCGTCAGTTCCAAGCGGCAGCCTTACCAATTCTTCCGCGACAATTACCTGGACGACCAGTCAACTCTGTGACAGCCAAGTGGAATGGGGCTTGACCGACGGAACCGCCTCGCCCCCTTATACCAATTCAACGCCTGTTACCGATACGGCACCACGCGTTACTTCCCATTCCGTCGTTCTGACCGGACTGGCTGCCGGTACGCATTATCATTTCCACGTCAAATCAAGTAATGCAACGGCTCAAAGCGTCGTCTCCGCCGATCAGACCTTCGATACCACGCCCGGGGGCCCGACACTCAGTACCGGACTCGTCTCTTACTGGAAACTCGACGAGACCGGCACAACCGCGCCTCGAGTCGATTCCGTCGCCGGCAATAATACCTTCACAACTCTCTCAGGCGTGACGAACTCGACGGGCAAGATAGGAAATGGCCTCGGCATGTCGAATACCGGCGCCTATGCCTCAGTACCGGATAATACTTCCCAAAATATCTCAGGACCGATGACCATCACAGGCTGGATTCTGCTCGGTGATGTGACGCCTAATCTCTACATTCCCTCAATGATTTCAAAACGGGATTCGGCAGGGTCCAACATAGGTTTCTGGCTCGGCTACAACAGCTTTAACGGATCCTGGACTTTTGGTGCCAGCGCCAATGGGACTGCGGAAGTGGATTGCCTCATCGCGGCCAGCCCGATAGCCGGCACCTGGTATTTCCTTGCTGCCGTTTATGACGGCACGAGCCTAAAACTCTCGATCAACGGCGCCGCTTTTACGACTATCGCTTTTGCGGGACCAATTCATCACTCAACCGTCGCTCTTCAACTGTGCAGCTTTGGCAATCCGGCGAGTGCCTCAGTGGACGAAATAGGATGGTGGAGTCGAGCTCTTTCCCTCACTGAGATCGGGCAACTCTATAACTCAGGAGCCGGCCTCGCTTATCCGTTTCCATAATCAAATGGGTCGCAATGAAAAGACTATCAAGATCAATCCTCCAATCATCTTTGACGGTACAACCGTTTATATCCCCCGCGCCTCCACTACCGGAGACGGCTACCTCGCACATGAGGACTTTGCCAAATTCCTTGGAGGCGGCGTGGGCGTAACTCTCGTTGATACCGGTGTCGGTCTCACCGGTGGCCCCATTACATCGAGCGGTACTGTCTCGCTCACCAATACCGGCGTCATCTCGGGCATCTATTCCAACCCCACAATCAGTGTCGATGACCAGGGACGCATCGACGCAATAACAGCCGGCAGCGCCACATTTCTGCCGCTTGCCGGTGGCACAATGACCGGTGCCTTGATGCTCTCACGCGATCCTCAATCCTCACTCGAAGCTGCTACTCGCGGCTACGTCCTTGCTCACGCCAGTGGGGCAAGCCTGCTTCCCGGCACCTACCTCGTCACCGATTACGCAGCTTCAGGCTCAAAACAGCAATTTATCGGCTCAATAAACTCCGGCTCAACATCGCTTACCACGACCGCGACGACCGATTTCCAGGTCGGTCAGGGAATTTTCATTGCCAACGCCACGACAACCGGTCCACTCGTCACAACAGTTGCTGCTATCTCCGGTACTGCCATCACTCTTCAGGATCCAGCAACGGCAACCGCAACCAGTCGGAATGTACAGCACGACGATACTGCCGCAATTCAGGCCGCAATCAATGACGTCTGGACGCGTGGCAGCGGCACGATTCTTTTTCCGCCAGGCTATTACCGCATCAATAAGGGATTCACCAGTACGAATTCAATCCTTACAGTCCCTATGAATTCGGTGAACTCTCCGAGTAAATGCATCGCTCTCAAGGGATATGTCCCAAATGGATTTTTAACTTTTACAGGCGGCGTTACAGAAGCCGGCGCCGTTGTCATCCAGACTGATCTTATCGGTACTTCCTCGGCGATGATTGCAGGAGCACCCTTTGCCAATAATTCTTATGCCTCCACCAACAATACATGCATATGGCTTGAGTCCATGATCTGGCGCACCTATGACAATCCTCAGATCAATGCCATCGATCTCGGGATGTTCGGCCAGTATGTCTTCCTCAAGGAGATCTGCGTCGATGCCGGCCAGCCTATGAAAAGCGCAGCCGAGCCGACCTATGGAACCTTCGGCATCCGCATGCCTGGAACGACTGCCTGTACTGTCCAGAAAAGCGATAATGCCATGGTGAACAATTATGCCATCGGCATGATCGCAAGCGAAATCATGCACTCAGTCAATACGATGGCCTTCCGCTGCAAAACTGGATTGCAATTAATCTTTGGCTGGCATCTGCTCAGCGGACGCTTCCTGATGTTCCATTGCCCGAAGTTGATTGATTTCACGAGTCCCACATATCCGAGCTTTATTGATTTCCATCTCGATCTTGAGCCCGCCGATAGCTCAACGGCACCCGCCTGGGCACAGCCTCTGCCCAACGGCGGATTCTATGATCCCAATAACACTGCCTACGGAAAAATCAGCTATACGGCACCCAAGGGTGGCGATGGCACCGCTGTCGATGTCGGTATTACGGGCCTCGCGCATGTCGATCTCGTAAATTATGGCAGCAACTCGAGGACCGGTCCCGCCGTTCGCATCACCGGCAACGTCGATAATCAGAATGTTCAGACGGTTAATCTCAAAGTGGGAAATAATTTCAGCCTGTGGGACGGCTCAATCCTCGAGAAGGTCAGTTTTGGCGCAAACGATTCCGCGACCGCAGGCTATCGCTGGCTCCGAGTCCCCAATCCTTCCGCCTCAACGCTCAATACGGGCCTCGTCTCTTACTGGAAGATGGATGAACCTGGACTGACCGATGTCCGCGTCGATCAGCTTGCGCATAATAACTTCACTCCGATCGGACACCTTATCGCATCCGCTCCCGGAGTGATTGCCGGGTCGAATTCAACTTATGCTCCTTCAATAACCAATTACCTCACCTGCTACGATTCGAGCTTCCAGGGCTTCGCAGGGCCGATGACCATCGCCGGATGGTTCAAGATACATATCCTCGATGCCGGTACGCATGCTTATCCGACGCTTCTCTCGAAGTGGGACAACACAATTCCAACGGGCCTGAGCTTTCTTCTGATCTACAACAACGCATCCGGCAAGTGGCAATTTTCTTTGAGCGCCGATGGTCATACATCAGTTGATTGCCTGCTTGCCGCCACGCCCGTCATCGATAGCTGGTATTTCATCTGTGCCCGCTTCGATTCAGCCGCCGGTTTAATGCGGCTCTCGATCAACGCCGGAACTCCCGTCACTCAGCCATTTACCGGACCGATTTTCCATGCTCCCACGCCGCTTCAAGTGTTTACCTTCCAGGGCATCTATCAGAACGATGCCTATGCCGATGAACTTGGCCTCTGGTCACGCTCACTGAGCGATGCCGAGGTCACGATACTCTACAACTCAAACAACGGATTGACTTATCCATTCTGATGGCAAATGAACATCCATGGCTTGATTGGCTCTATATCGCAGGCATCCTCGTCGTTGGCATCGCCATCGTCTGGGCAATCGTCAAGGCACTGCTGCATTGGGCGCATAAACCGCCCGCGTCTGAGCCGATGCGAACCGAAGAAATGAAACCGGCGGAGATGCCAAAGAAATCAAATGGATCTGCGAGCGGAACTGGTCGAAAGCCTTAGCGCACGATACGGCCTCGAGATCGTCGAGGCTCGCTCGATCGCCGAGGATTTGAATGCAACACGCAACGTTACCGAAGTCATTCTCACGCGCCTCGAAGCTCACGCCACGAAGCTCGAGGTCTACACCGATATGCTTCGTGATCTTCTGAAAGGAAAAACAAATGCCTGATATGCCCGATAACCTGCCGACTGAAGCCATCGTCAAACTGATCAGCGATAAATGCGACTGGCTTGCGAGCGCCATCAATGCGCTCAATATCGAGCTCGCACGCCAGTTCGGCCACCCATTTCTGGACACGCTCCACGTGCCGCGTTATCCCGAACCCAATACGGTTTCAGATGAGACGCCGCTTCCGAATAACTCGGGCGTTGCTGCGTAATGCCGGGACGTAAGCCCATCCCAATCGATCTCGCTGAAGTCGAGCGGCTCGCTGGCCTGGGCTTGAGTGAGGCTCAGATATGCAGCTGCATCGGAATCAGTACCGATACGCTTCTCAATCGCAAGCGCCAATCAGCGGTTTTCTCGGAAGCTCTAAAAAGAGGCCGCGACCGAACTTTGGCTCAGGTCTCCAACTGGCTTTATGAACTCTGCGCAGAAAAGAACCTTGGTGCAATCGTCTGGTTCGAGAAGACTCGAGCAGGCTTTACTGAACGAGTCACGCTCGAAGGCAACGAAGCGAAACCCATCGTCCTTACAGCCGGTGGAAGTGGTAATTCCCTTGCCACGTTTGCGCCAGGACCAGTGGCAGATAGCCACCTCATCGGCGAAGGTCAAGACGATTGCAGCCGGCCGCCGCTGGGGGAAAACGGTACTGGGAGCGGTGATGGCATTCGCCGAAGCGATTGACGGAAAGAAAATCGCCTGGATTGCACCCACCTACAAACTCTCACGTCCGCTCTGGCGTCTCGTTGAATCTGCCTCAGCCCCGCTTCGCGAATACGGTGCCGAGATAAATCGATCTGAGCATTTCGTCGAATTCCGCCGCCGTGGCTTCATCGGTATCTTTTCCGGTGATGCCGTTGATTGCGGCGTGCGTGGTTATGACTTCGATGGCGTCGTCATCGACGAAGCTGCGATGTTACTCGAGCAACATTGGACTGATGCTATTCAACCGACACTTGCCGATCGCGATGGATGGATCATGGCTATCTCAACACCTCGAGGCCGGCAGAACTGGTTCTATCGTGAATACGCCCGCGGTCTCGAAGGCAATCCACGTTATCAATCGTGGCATGCTCCTTCGGCCGCAAACCCGTCACCACAGATCCGCCGCGCTTCGATCGAAGCACGAGATCGCGTTCCCGAGCGCACCTGGCGCCAGGAATGGCTCGCCGAGTTCATCGAGCACGAAGGTACTGTCTTTCGCAATATTGCTGCGTGCCTGCTGAGACCAGACAACGGCAATTCCCTCAATCACGCCGGTCACAAAATCGTGATCGGCGTCGATTGGGCTCAGGCTATCGACTTCACCGCCATCTCTGTTTTCTGCACGAGCTGCCGCGAGGAACTTGAGCTGGACAGATTCAACCAGGTTGAGTGGGCGCTTCAACGCGGCCGCCTCGCTGCTTTAGCAAACAAGTGGCAGGCGTCCGAGATCCTGGTCGAGAGGAACTCAATAGGGTCGCCGCTGCTTGAAGCGCTCCGCGATGAAGGCTTGCCAGTCGAAGGCTTCACAACGACAGCCGCATCAAAAGCAAAGCTCATCCAGTCGCTCGCGCTTGCCTTTGAGCGATGCGAAGCGAAGTGGCTCGATCTGCCAGTTGCAACCGGCGAGCTTGAATCGTTTGAAGCACAGGCCGTCGGCGTTACGGGACGCGTTAGTTATTCAGCGCCATCCGGGATGCACGATGATACCGTCATCGCTCGAGCACTCGCTTTCCGCCAGGCGCAGGTCGAGAGCTGGGAGGTAATCAATGCCATTGACTGAATTGTTGCAAAAACAAGAAGAACGACCATCTACCCTCGCTAAAACACTTCTCGGCTCAATCGAGTGGAAGGAATTCACGCTTTCACGCAGGCGCACGGTTATCGATCTGCCTGAGACGAAAGCCGCGGGCGATCCGATTGCCGGCCTCGCGACTTACTCATTCATACCGCCAATTATTCACGCCGTTCCGCCAGCTGGTGTGCTTGACCTGATTACCCGCGCGAGTTCGCCCACATCATCGCTTATCTACTCGACGGCTACTTATCCCATCACCAATGCCAGTGCGTTTGTTGCTGAGGGTGGATTAAAACCCGAGAATCAGCCGCGCTGGACATCCTCTACGTGCATACTTCAGGAGGTCGCCAATTGGTGCTCAGTGACGCGGCTTGCTCTCGATGACATTGCCTCGCTCGAGCGAACCATCGATGTCGATCTGCAGAATCTGCTCAATGATCGCATTGCTGATCGCGCGATCAATGGCACCGGTACGGCACCTGACATTCTGGGAATCTTTGCGACGCCGAATATCCAGACTGTCGCGTTTGTTACTACCAGCTCAATCCTTGACATGATTTTCAAGGGCATGAACGCCGTCCAGAGTCTCGGCTACGGAACGGTCAATGGAATTGTCCTTAATCCCGCTGATGCACTGTCAATGGTCAGCGTCAGAACGACCAACGTTTATCTGCTGACTCCAAAGTTGCCGGAAATCGTGACGGATGCGCATTGTCCTGTTGGAACTGCGATTGTTGCCGACTGGCGCTATGCCACGCTCTATGATCGAGGCGGGATCAGAATCGTCGTCGATTATTTGAACGATGACATTCTCAAGAATAAGCTGACGCTTGCCGCAAGCCAGCGCGTCGGCCTTGCACTATCACGGCCGCAGGCATTCGCCAAGGTAGCATTGGCATGAAATTCACTGATCGGCTCAAATACAGCTTCAAGGCTTTTAGCGATAGCTTCTCGAATTATTCGCCGTCGAGCTCAGGCTACGGATCGCCAGGCGCGGGCTATGGCACGTCTGCCGACTGGTTCTTTGCTTCGTGGCCCACGCAGGAATGCATCGTTCCGAATCCCGGGGGCGCAGCTCCCGCATCGTCGCTTGTCGCCGCTTCGTGCAACTGGCTCGGGACTGTGCTCTCGGCATCCCCCATCGAGATCTACCAGGATGCCGACAATAGTGGCGAGTACCAGATCATCAATGACCATCCGATGTCTGAACTGCTCGAAGAGCCGAATCCCTATCATACGGGCGAGCTGTTTTGGAAAACATTTGCCTTCTACTGGATCACTACCGGCAACGTCTACATCTTCAAGGCGCGCAATAATGGCAACCAGGTTGTTGAACTGTGGATGCTCCAGTCAGAGCGCGTGATCGTCTATTCAGACCAGGGCAAGTTCATCAGTCATTACGAATACAACCCTCCCGGCGGGGGAGCCGTGCAGCGGATCGACGTCGAGGATATGATTCACTTCCGCTATTCGCTCAACCCGCGCGATCACCGTCTGGGCATCTCGCCGCTTGCATCGCTTGGGCCAGAGATCGCAACCGATATCCAGGGCGAAATGTATTCGCGCACCGCGCTCGCGAATTATGGCGTGCCGCCTTACATCATCTCGCCAAAGCCGACCGGCGATAACTACATCAAGATGGACGCCGAGAGCGTCAAACGCCAGATCGAGGCGCGCTCGTCAGGGCCGAACCGCGGCAAGCCGATCGTTTTCAACTCACCGACCGACATCAAGGAATTCGGCTATACGCCGCAGCAGATGGATACGCAGATGCTCAGGCGTGTTCCCGAAGAACGTGTCTCGGCCGTGCTCGGCATTCCCGCGATCGTTCTCGGCTTCGGCGTCGGTCTGCAGCACGCGACTTATGCCAATTACCGGACGGCTCTAAGAGCTGCGTGGGATAATTGCGTTTTGCCGACGCAGATGCAGATTGCCGCAGTTCTCGAGCATCAGCTGCTCGGTGAATTTGAGCAGGATACTGAAGGCTTTGATGTCGCGTTCGACAATTCAGAGGTGGATGCGCTCAAGGAAAACGTGAATGACCAGACGGCCCGCGAGATTGCCTTGTATGTGAATGGCATCAAGATGCTTTCGGAAGTGCGGACGGTCTTCGATCTCGATGTCAAGCCCGACCAGGATGTTTTCTATGTCGAGCCCGGCAATGCGCCGCCGCCGCCAAAAGCCGCGGCCGTGCCAGCTGGAATGGTGCCCGATACGCGCCAGACACTTCGCGGGCCACGCATTGCCCTGCCAGCGCCTACGGTCGAGAAGAGATTCCACGAAGCCGATATGCAGATGGCGCGCGACTGGTGGCGCCAGATGGTGATGGATGAGGACGTTGCGAATTTAATCGATGCCGTCGAAGCAACCTGAATATACGTGGGATGCCGAAGCGCAGCGCTATCGCGATAAGCGCGGCCATCTCGTCCCGAAAGCGTGGGTGATGGCCTGGATACTTCGCGCTGTCAGCCGCTCAAAGAAAGCCTTTGAGAAAGTCGCCCAGGAATATCTCGATGGCAAGATTACTGAGCTCCAGTTCCAGGCGATCATGCAGCAGGGCATCGCATCAGGTCATCGCGCAATGGCGGCAATCGCAGCCGGCGGCGCAGCCTTACTTGTCGGCCATCTTGCCGAGCAGGCACGCAACATCATCGCCACGCAGCGCGCCTATATGGTCCGCTTTGCTGCTCAGATTGGAACTCATCAACTATCAGATGGCCAGGTGCTTGCGCGTGCCGGAATGTATGCCGATGCGCTTTATGGCACCTTCGCCAATATTCAGACAGCGCGCGAGGCAAGCTTAGGCGGCCAGCGTTTTGCCCGGCGGATCATCGATCCTGCCGCCGATCACTGCGATGAATGCCCGGATCTGGCGGAGCTTGGCTGGGTGCCGATCGAGGAGATGGTGCCGATAGGCGACACCACATGCCTCACCAATTGCAGATGCGAGATCGAATATTCGGATGGCGCAGACGTTGAGCAAACTGAAGCGCCTGCGCCCGAAGCGCCTGCTGTTCCGGCTTTGCCTGCAGCGCCGAGAGTGCCGCACGGAGGCACGCAGGTTTATATTTCGGTTGAATAGCTATGCCCTCTCCCTACGAGATGCGCACCAGGTGGTTTGAGGATTGCAAAGAGAAAACGATCCTCTGCTCGAGATGCGGCCGCGTGCTTGTCGAAGTGAAAGCAGCGCATCTCGAGTCGCTCAAGCTAGTCTGCGAGGCATGCCGGGCATTCAACCGGCGTGATCGGAAAGACCTTGCACAGGATAAGGG